CCTGGTTTCTTGATTGGTCAAACAGATCAACCCCAAACTTCCGTAACCGAGTCTTCATCACCGATCCGTAACCCTTTTGAACAAGGGAATTTAGGACCGGCTCGATGCATATCGGGCGAAAGGTCTTAGAGTTTTTTGGCACGAAGTGAAGTTTGCCGAAAGAGATGTCGACCGGAACGCTAAACGCTGAACCTTCAAGGTCCAACGGTGTGCCTACGGTGTTCACCCAGCTGGGCAGCTCTACTAGAAGCTGTCCCACAATCGGTAAGAGCTCTTCGCTACACGCCATTCTGGTCGATAGCTTACGACGAGCGTTAGCTAAACGTCCTTTGACGTTGGTTGTCGCTCCAGGTCCGAAGAAGAAATCCAATTCGTCGAGATCCGGCAGCTCGCCCAGGACTTCCGAGATTTTTCGCGTAGCGTAGTGCAATACTGCGCTCACGTCCCTTGTGGGACACGGAAGGCTGAGACGTGCATTCGTCTCCCGACATTTCTCCTCAGCGGCAAGAAAGGCTTTCATAGCAGCCCCTTTCTTATCATACCCTAACTCTAGGAACTCTTGCTTTTCAACAAGAGCCGCTATTTGTCGGGCATAACAATAATCGGAGTGCTCATAGCCTCTCTCGTAGTCAAATTTGAATTCGACTACATCACGGAATCGTCCAGCCTGCATGTGAGCGTCTAGCTCTGCACACAGTGGACCACCGTTAGCCGCAAGAACCTGAGACATTTGCTTCATGAACAGCAAGTGCTGCTCAATCGGCTTGGTGCAATTCCAAGACATCGTACCTCCTTATGGTACTGGTGTATGGGCAATATGCCCAGAACTTGGTGGGTGAGGTCCTAGTTAGGGACCACGAGTTTGGTGAAGAGCAGCGTGATGGGCAACGTGGAGTTCTTCCACGCATCACCAGCGGCGTTATTGGCAAGGATGCCAGTATTCGTCGCGGCAGATGCCCCCTGCAACGCCCCAGCCATCATCTTGAGGATGTTGGCCCGGTCAGCTACCGTACTACGCGCTGGTGCGAACGTCGTGTTGATGTTCGTCATCGTGTAGGCGACAGCCGGCGGAGCAACGTACCCCGAAGACGCACCCGAAGCACCGAGAGTCTCCATGATGGGGACTTCCAACTTCGCGGTAATCTTCCAGTCACCAGACTTGAGCTGTTCCGTCGAGCACGTGAGACGAGGCTGCCCCGCTAAGGGGATACCAGCATCGTTCGCGCGCCAGAACGGGACGGGCGTGTCGGTGATCGGTTCGAGAGTCCACTCTTTGGGAGTGGCCGCGTCATCTTTGACGAGAATGTTCGTCATTTGAGCCATATTAGCTTCCTTTTGGATTACGATAAGTGATTCAAGAAATTGTAGCTGATGAAGCTACGATAAGAGCTGATGTGCTAATGACACCGCATTGGCAATGCGTTTTGATGTCATCGCCGTTATCGGGTCGACAAAACGAGGTCTCTGAGTCGTAAGACTTGAAGACACTGTTCGCCGAATCCGAATGACTCGACCCATCCGTCTAGTACCTTTGTACCCAGGGTTCTGCGATCCGCCAAATGCGGAGACGTAGCCCTGAGTTATTGTAGTACAAAAACGCGCCTTAAGGCTCGGCATAATCGCCAAGTTCTCAAGGTATGTTCCGATTGGCAAAAACCAGTCGAA